ACTCTTCGTCCCCAGCTTTTCAATATCGCGCTCGGTGAACAGGCGTTGCCGATCCTTGTTCACGACCGTGAGGGCGACCAGCTTGGCCGTGGAATTCTCCAAGCGGAGCTTCTGCGTGCCGCCCTTCATTTCCACGAGCGACTGCTGATACTGATTCTTGGCCGCCGCGCTGAGGCCGCAGACCAAGACGGTGCGGTTGTGCCACATCGGAATGGTCACCTCTTCCACGAGGATGTCTTCCATGCCGAAGATTTCCTCCCGCGTAAGCGGGAGCGCATTGCCGTTATCCATGCGCCTCCTTACAGGTTGAGCACGGCGAACAACACCGAGGCGTTGCTCGCTTCGAAATAAAGATACCCATCCGATTGCTGCCATCCTTCAGCATTGTCGATCTTGAACGCCATGACATCGCCCGCCTCAAGCGAATAGGTCGTGATGTCCCCCGCGCGATTCCGACTGTCCACCTTGCTGGTCAATGTGACGGTATAAGGCGTCGTCGCATGGCTGTTTCGGGCCAGGATCAATTTCGGTCCATTGAACAGGACTTGATTTTTGTTCGCGACATCAGCTGCCGTATAGGCAATGTCGAGCGCGTTCGCGGCCACCGGCAAGGAGGGATAGGGGCCGAGCGGCGTGATGGGCGTGATGGTTGTCCTTGGCATGGGATCTCTCCTTTGTAATTACATCGATACTGCGTTACGCATTTCCCATCAGGCGAACGTCGGAAGCCCGGTCAGCATGATCTTGATCTTGGCATTGATGGAGTCGCCGACCGGGAACGTAATCGGCAAGCTCATGATGTAGCCGGCACAGCTGATCAAGGCCCCATAGGGGTCCAAGACCTGAAAATTCTTCTTGGTCTGATTGATCCAGGCATTGCGCACGGCCACATGCGTGGCATCGTTGGCGATATAATTGATCTCGATTTCGAGATTTCCAGGATCAATGAGCCCTGGAATTTTCTCCTTCGCCCGGCCGTTCACGGCATTGTTATGCGTCGTGATTTCGATTTCATCGGATTCCAGCCCGGAGAAGGAAATATCGCCGCGCACTTCGGCAATCGCCGTGAAGGTCTCCGGTGCGCCACCATCGCCCATTTTGATGAGCGTTCCGTATCCGAATTTGGCTTGACTCCCCATGCGTTATCCTCCTTGTTGCACGCTCACCAGGTGACGGCGCGGCGCACCTGCGCCGTCCACCGCATGACCGCTTGCGCATATGGCTTGACGACGGTAGTGCCTTCATCAGTCGTAATTGATTCAATCTGCAGTTGAGAGGCGACGGACTTGAGCAATTGCAAGCCTCGCAGCGCTTCCCACACATCTTCAATCGCCGCATCCAGCAGAGCCCGCACGTCGCCATCGGATTTCACGTAGAGGACGACCAGGATAGTCATGGAGACATCGGCGGCCATCTGAGATTTCAGTTCAATGGCTTCATCCGTGGCGACGACGCAATATGATGGAAACTTCTTTACTTCCTCGACCGTTGAATAGGCCGTCAGAATATCCGCGCCAGGCAGGCGCGCAGACGACGATCCGGCCATGGATTCAAGCGCCGCAACAAACGCATCACGTACCTGCGTGCGGATGGAGACTGGCGCGCTCATTTCCCCACCTCAGCCAGCACGGCGCTGAATTCTTTCTCTGCCATGGCCTCAATGGATTCTGTCGCGGGCGCGATCACTGGGCGCGGATGGAGAAATCCTCGTCCGTGCGCCAAGGTGGCCCCGTGCTCGAAAATGTTGAGGAGCCGAGGCAGCGGCGTGATCTGGCCTCTCACCTCTGACGCTCGAACCGTGACTTTCGTTTGCATCTTTCGTGCATCGGCCTTGAGCCGACCGGTGCGGACCTGGAATTGCGCTGAGATCTCTTGCCGCGCGCGCGTACGCCCGGCATTGAGCACCTTGCGCATCGCTGCCTTGACGCGCTTGACGGCCTCTTTCCCGGCCTTGGCATAGTCCAGGAGACCATTCCCATTCACCTGGATGCGGATGACGGCCATCAGGCCACCCCCGTCTTCAGTCGGTACTTACCGATGATGCCGTCGAGATCCAGCGGCCAGGCGAGATTGAGAAACTGCGTGCTGCCATCGGCGATGGACCGGGAGCGCACCCCGACGAGGCTGTGCTCTCCTTTCATGCGAGCGGCCCAGACCATCTCAATGGCGGCCTCTTCAAGATCGCCAGGCATGATCGCAAAGCCGCCGACATAGGTGACCTTGATGTTGTTGAGGCCTGCGGAGAACGTGAGGCCGTCGAGCTTGACGATTCCGGCCTCGGCATCGTCAATGACGTAGTGATCGGCGCTGATAGGCGTGGCATAGGAACGGGCCGGATCGTCCCACAGATTCGAGATGCTGATAATGGGAGGACGGCTGAGGATGAGCGAGTCGCGCCAATCGGTGCCGCTGAAATATTCCGTCACCGTGGCCTGATCGAACGTGCGCTGACATTCCTGCTCCAGCCATTGCTGTACTGCTGGAATGAGCCGCCCCAGCTCGGCATCATGCTCCTGATTGCCGGCATCGATGCCGCGAAACGCTTTACAATTGGCGACGGTGGTGATCGACATCGCTCGGCGTCACCGCGCTTTCTTGCTGCTCTTCGGCTGCATGGCCGTTTCCGGTGTGGAGACGGCGGCGCTTTCCCGGGGCGCGAGCTTCGGGCGAGGGGTGACCTCGTCCGCATACCGCCCCTCGATCAGCGCCTGGGCCGTCTCGTCGTCGACCGTGATGATCTCGCCCGGTCCCGCGCAGCCGTTCACGGGATGGGCGAAGATCGTTCGAAGCTTCACGTTCATGTCTAGGCAGTGCCTTCAGCCGGGCTGACATGGCTTTCGCTGGCTGCGATGGTCGTTGTGTCTTGCGTGACCGGCATTTTCCGTCCGCGATACTGGATGGCGATGACGCCATCGATCACGGCGTTCGCCGTGCCTCGCGTGACCACACAGCGCACATACCGCTCCTGAGGGCGGTAGATGTCGAGCGCCAGGCACTTGTTCGAATCGCCATCCGCCAGCGGGCCGACGGCGGTGTTGATGAGGTCGGCCGCGTCGCTCAGATTGGAGGCGGTCCCCTGTTGCGCCTTCAGGCCGGTCACTTGCGTGGCGGTCAAGGTGCCCAGCTGGGCCACGAACAGGACGCCGTCCCATCCGCTCATGTCGAGGATTGATCCGTTCTGATTGCTCGTGCCGGCCGCGACCGCGTTCATCACGCGGGTGACCTTGATGTCCTTCAGCAAGTTCTGCATATGCCCTCCGTGGTTCCCTTCTGTGGCTCGCTGCCGTTCCTTTTGCCGCCTTGCCTTAGCTGGTCTTGATGCGGACGAACGCTTCGCCCAGGACCGGCATGCCGTCGAGTTCCATGCGGCCAATGAAGCCGACCTGATTCGTTTCGGCGTACAGTTCCCCGAGCCGCTGCACGGACATGCCCAGCGCATCGGCAATGTGGTAATAGGACCAATCGGCCAACATGCCGACATAGAGGCCGGTGGTGAAGGTGTTCGGGAAAAACTCACTCATGAAGAGCGGCGTGCCGATCAGGCGATCCGGCTGGCCGACTTGCTGCGAGGGCTCCCACAGGTACCGGTTCTGCGAATCTTTGAGCTTAGCGATGAGCTTGAGCGCGTCACGGTGGAATCCCCACGCGGTGCTGGGCCGATTCCAGTAGGCCCCCTTCAACGCATATTTCGCGTCATAGAGCCCGTCGAATGTGAAGCCGGTCGAGGAGCCCGTGGCCACGTCACGCGTGGTTGGGATGCCGTCGTTAGAGGCGGTGAAGACGCCGAGCGGTTGGCCTGCGCCGCTCCCGGTCAGGAACGCTTTTTCTTCAGTCACGCCGAACTTGTAGGCGAGGCGGCTGCGCACCAGGCTCTCGACGTTCATGGCGGAGGCCCGGATGAGCTTGTTGCTGACCTTGATGCGCTTCGCCAGCGGGTACGGTTTCAACTCGCGCCGCCCGAACTGCATCGAACTATCTTCGTCGCCCGTCTGGATTTCCGCCGTCCAGACCGAATCGGCCGGATCGGCATCGAGGGATGGCATGCCCACCCCGTCGGCATTGGTAACCAGGTGCTTGGTGGCGTTCTGCCGGATAAAAACGAGATCGTCGACGGCCTGGATCAGATCCATGCTCATCTGCAGCGGCATCACCAGATAGCCCCCGGTGATCGCCACATCGGCGGCCAGGGCCCGCAGCTCTTGCATGCCGATCTCTCCCCGAAGATAGGACTCATGGTTGCGGGTGTATTGCAGGGAGGCGCGGGCTTCTAACGAGCGATCCGCGAACGCGACCGAGCGGGCATCGCCCTGCCCGGAGACTGAGGCGAATCGAGAGAGCCGCTCGGCGTGCGCGATGAGGCGGGACCGGTGCTCCCGGTCGCTGTGCTCATCGGCCCGCTGGCCGGCCTCGGGCGCCTGGCGCCCGTTGACGGCGGAGGCGGCTTGCTCGCGCTCCAGCTCGATCTGCCGCTCCATGCGCTTGATGTCGTCTCCGAGATCCGTGATCTCTTTCAACCGCGCATCGTCGTTGGCCCGCTCTTCGGCGGTCATCGACCGCTTTTCCGTCTCGACCTTCGCGTAGAGGTCCCGACCCGCCTGGATGAGCCTGTTCCGCTTTTCGAGCAGCTCTCGGAGTTTCGCCGTCATGGTGTGTCTCCCGGTGAATGTGGTTGCACTGCGTGCATGCGCAGACGCTACCCCAACTCCCGGCGAATCCGTGAGACGAATGAGACGAATGGGACACTTTATTTATTCAGGGTTGGCCCGAAGGATTCTGACAATGGAATTACGCGGGATGAAGATCTGGTTATTCACTTTGTCGACGGGATGGATCTTGCCTTCCTCAATCATGCGATAGACCGTGGCCCGGCTCACAGGCAAATAGCGAGACAATTCTGACGGGCGGAAATGGGCTTTCTCCGGCAACAGGATCATAGACTAGGCGACGGCTTCCAGTTCGTTGCGCCGCTTGCGGGCTTCCAGATCGTCCGGCGCAGCCGCGGCCTGCGCCTTGAAGGCCTCATGACTCCGCACCGCCACATCAGTGTCAGGATAGGCCGGGAAGGTGACCGGGCTGACATCGAACAGGCGTACCTTGATCAGCGTGCGCACATCCGGCGCGCCGTCTTTCCCACGCTCCCACTGATCGACCAGGGTTTGAAACCCGAAGCTCATCTGCGAAATGTCCCCGCGCTTCGTGCTCTCCAACAGATCGCGCGCATAACTCGTATTGGGCGGATCAATCGTGACATGCAGTCCCTGATCATCTTCCTTCATGGCCAGTGTGCCGCTGATGTTCCTCGCCAGCAGGAGGTTCGGATCGTGATTGATCAAGGCGCGCACGTCGTCGGGCTTCGCCAGGCTCTCGGCGAAGGCCCCCGGCGCGATGCGTTCGATGAACATCCCCCCAATCAGATCGCTGTCCCGATTAAACACGGCGGCATGGCCGACAATCTGCGGCTTGTCTCCCTGGGCCCGGACTTCCATGTTGGTGGCCAGCACGCGGCGTTCGATCTTGATCATGGTTTGGCTCCTGGTGACGGCTCGGCGGGTGCCGGTGCCGACGGATCGTTCGATGACTGCATGTTCATAGGCTCGTGATAGGCGTCTCCATCCGCATCGTCGCGCGGGTTCATGTTTTCGAGGCCCCGCACATCGTTCGGGGAGAGCCAGCCCCACTGCCGGCCCACGGCATAGGCGTCATAGCGGCTCTTGATGTCGCCCCGCAGCAGGCCGTCGACATTGAATTCGATAAAGAGGCCGTCGGCGCGCTCTTTGGGCGTGAGCAGGGACAGGGCGAGGCGCTGTTCCCACCGCACCAGCCAGGGCCGCAAGGTGTGTACGACGAACTCGATGGACTGTTGCTCGATGTTGCTGAACGTGGCGCGGTCGAGATCGGCGAGCATGTGCGGCGGCACGCGGAAGATGCGAGCGATCTCAGAGACGGAAAACTTGCGGCTGTCGATCAGCTGGCTGTCTTTCGGGTTGATGCCGATGGCCGTCCAGGTGAGGCCTTCTTCGAGAATCGCCACCTTGTGCGCGTTCTCCACCCCCATGTGTTTTTGTTCCCACTGGTCGCGCAGGCGGGTGACGGCCTCTTTCGACAAGGTCTTCGGATGCGTGAGCACGCCGCCCGGGTTGGCATAGTTGCCGAAGAACCGCGCCGCATAGGCCTCGGTCCCCAGCGAGAGCCCGAGGGTTTCGCGGAACTCGCCGATCGGGCTGAGGCCGACCAGGCCGTCATCCGACAGACCCTTCATATGCAGCACTTCATCGAAAAACAAAAACCGCGAAGGGCCAGTGTGCGGCAGATACTCATAGGCCAGCGTTTGCTCGCCGATCCGCTCACGGGTGAGATCGTAGACTCGCAGACGATCGGGATGGAGCGGGACCAACGCCCGAATCCCCCCGCGCCCGTCATACAGGATCTCGCTGTAGGCGTTTCCGCGCAGGCAGAGGTGCCCCTGCATCATCTCCCGCCATTCGAAGCTGGATTGCCAGGGATTCGGCTGATCGTGCAGCAGGCTATGCAGCGGATTCTTCGGGAGGCGGTCTTTGCCCTTGCCATCCGGTCTGCGCTTATAGACGAAACAGGGTAGCGAGGCGACGGATTCAGAAATGATCTTGATCGCCGCCCACACGGCGGTGATGCGCCGGGCGGAATCCGCCGTGACTTGCATCCCGGCTGACGTGGTGCTCCCGCCGAACCAATCGACCAGCCACTTGGCCGGATCTTTCAGCGTGGTG